GGTCGGGACTATCCCCGTATCAATACGCGCAGCCATGAAAGGCACCTCCCTAACAGGTGTCTGATTGGCAGGGGGTCGGGGTGTTGACGCACCCCGGCTCCCGACTTTATCTGATTACGGGGAAATCATACGACCGGATCATTCGGGAATGCAAGAGGGGTCTTGTTCGCCTTACGGATAAACCACAAGCTGACTCGGGTCGAATTTCTTCAGCTTCAAAGCCCCGGCAATCCCGACGTAAGAATCGTTGCACTGGAGACCGTCTGTTGTCTCAATACCGTTCGTCCCGTTCTCGTGGAATTCCCAGAGAACCGTCAAATCGTGATCCAGAGCCAACAGGGTTCCGCCGTCAATTACGACGTAAACATGCCCCGTCTGGTCACAGCGAACGTGCTGGATTGTCGATCCATAGGACGAGAAATCAAATGATGTTTCGACCGAGAAATCGGACAGAGAGTAGCGGTAAACAACAGATCCTGAACCTGTGAACATTACGGTGTTTGAGTAGATGTTCTGACGCCTCTTGACTCCGAATCCCGCTGTAACGGCAGGAGCAAGAGCATGGATCAGGCTTCCACTTCCGTCGAATACCCAAACCGATCCGGTATCCGTACCGTCGCTTACCGATGTTGCGAAGAAAACATACAGCGTTCCATCAGTGTCGAATTCTGCGAATGAGGGGTATGGTCGCGGAGGACTTCCCCAAACATATCTATTTGTCCATACCGGGTTCCCGTCCGAATCGAGAACAACAGCTCCGGCCCCTTTTACGTCAGATGAACCGCCTGTACCGATATCAGCGTAACAAGCTGCCACCAGAGATCCGTCATGCATCACATCGCAATTGCTGATGATGTAGGGGCTATAACTCCCTGAGGGAACTGCGCCCGGAACAAGGTAACGCCAAATCCTTGTGTCTATGGGGTCAAATTTCGAAATGTAGTTTCCAAAAGTGTTGTTCGCCCGATAGATTGCCCCGTCATTATCAGCCTGCCAATCACCTGTGTCTTCGTTGAACTCTTCCTCAAGCAATGAAGTCTGATTTATCAAATCGCCATCTGGAATTGACCACTGACACGCATCCCACCGATTAAATGGAGTGCCGAGGCGATTTACAGTGACTGCCACATCATCCCCGCCAAGCTGAAATCCGCTCACGCCATCACCGGCAGGATTCAACAGACTGCGATGCTTTTTCGACCACTGGTGTTCACCATCAGAATTGAAAACCCGATGCGTGATTTTCTGATTGCAGCAGCGGCAGCCCATAAAACCCGGCATGGTCAATCCTCAAGACAGAGACAGGGACTTAGTTCCCATCCTGTCTGCTCACTCGCCAATGAGTCGCAGGGAATCCAGATTGCATAACAGAGCGTTTCATCTGGAATCGGAGTGGCATCCTCAGCAGCCCGATAGAAACCCTGATAGGTGTCTCCTGATCCGGTTTCGCTCCCCTTTGAACCTGTCGTGAACTGGAAACCTCCGAACGTGTTCGGATCAATCTCTTCCGTCGTGATGACAATCCGCATGGGATGCCGCCCATTCCTTGCGGACGGCTCAAGAACCCCATTCCCGGACGGGATGATATTCGCCTTGTTCTGCTCAATCCACTTGGTTGCAGAGGCAATCCGTGAGGCTGCATTCTGATTGAAGAGAACCCCGTCTGTCATGGCAGCACCAGACCGAGATAATTGAAATCGGTTGTTTCATAGGCGTCGTAGTTTTTGAACGTGACCGTTCCAGCAATGATCGACGCACTAGAAAGAGGATTACCATTGTCATCCAGTGGCCAAGGCTGAGTCACTTCCTCACCGTTATCGTCAAGGATAGGAGCAATCATACCTTTTGAAGAATTCCACGCCATGTATGCCGCATTGAGCAGTTTCGGTTGCCATCCCAGAGGGTGATAGACGAACTCATAGAACGTCTTGAAGAACTCGACTCCGTTGGAATTGTCCTGAGACACGCTCGGAATTCGGCACATCAGATAGCCCGCCGAAATCCCCAGAAATGTCGCACTGTTCACCCTGCCGGCAATGTTTTTCATCGCATAGATAGGGTAGACAGCCTCATTCCGCTCCGCACGGAAGACCACCATCATTCTCGTGACCATCAGCGGAGGATTCGGAGGAAGCCCGTTAGACAATAGAACCGGTTTCCCCTTCACATCCTTTGACATTGGAAGCTGAATCGGTTCCGTCGAAGTAGTCCAACGAACTTTCGCCCCGAGAGGAGTTCCGTTTGTGTCCCCCTGCTGTGCTGTGGGAGCATTCGTCGAATAGGTGACAGACAGATTCCATGTGAGTGCGTTTTCAGTCCGTGTTGCTTCCCTCGATGATACGCGGGCATTCCGGTTGAAACTGTCTGCCTCGAACATCTGAGGAACGCGAGAGGACTTGAGAATAATGTCCTGATTGGTGACAGCGGTATCCGTGGTGACGACGTATGTTCTCGTGTATTCGTAGGTAGTGAACCCGTCGGACTGGTTCCACGAATCCCGTCCACTCTGTGGGAGATTCAGACCCGGACTGCAAGTAGTAACCTGTGCCATTAGTTTAGCCCCACGACTGGAATGGTTTTTTTCTGCCGGCCAAACTCAGTCAGCATCTTTTCGAGAATCTTGACCGCTGCCGCGCCATTCTTTTCAATGTTCTTGTCTGTCTGAGAAACCTCAGGAGCCTTTGCGGGCTGAAGTTGCGCGTATGATCTGGCAATAGAATTGGCCATCACGCCATAGGCTTCCGTTGAGCCTTTCGAGAAGGCACCGGAAAGCATTTCCGAATCCTTCATTTTCTTTTTCTTGAACGTCTCGTCGGCAAGCTGTTTCTCTGCCCGAAGAGTCTCCTCGTCAGTCAAAAGACCTTCACGCTTCAGATTGTTGATTCGTGAAAGCCCCTCCTCATATTTCTCCTGAGGTGTCTTGATCTTCTCCCAGATTTGTTCAGCTTCCTGCCATTGCATGCTGTACAGATCAAACTCGCTGTTCATCTGCAAGGTTTCTGCCCTGATATCACTCTCTCTCTTGTTGACTTCGATCTGCCTGGAAGAGAGTTCAATCTGACGATTCAAGAGGAGTGCAATCCTGTTTCTGGAGTTTTCCTCTTCAGAAATTAGGTCATTCATTCGCTTTTGAACGTCTGCCAGCTTCTGGCCATCGATATATCTTTGAACGAGATCAGACTTTCCGAAAAAAGTTTTCTGCTGATCCTTTTTGGCAAGAACATTCGCCTCGTCGATAAGCTGAGAACGCTTCGTCGAATAGAGAGCAGCGTCACGTCGCAATTGCTCCATCTCGTTATTGATCTGCTTGGCAGTCGAGTCGCTGTCTCCGGCAGACTTGATTCCCGAGACTGTGTCCCTGAATTGCTGATATTCAGCAAATGATTTTCTAAGGTTTTCAGAGGCGTCCCTGAGCTTGTCGGCCTTCTTGGCTGCCTCCTGGGCTTCATTGCCAAACTTGAAGAACAATGAACCAACCATCGCTGCCGTAAGTCCGATAGAGGCGATGATTCCGATTGTTGGATTCATCATGCTCGCCGCGAATGTCAGATTGTTCCCGGCAGCCATCAACGCACCAGCAAAACCCCTTGTGCCGAATTGAGTGGCCGCATCTTCCGCAGCGAAAGCGAGCTGCTGGATAATCATCGACCGATTGCCACCGATCCCGCCTGACATCAACTGAGCTGCCTGACCGTCACGAATCGTTTCCCGCATCTGCGCACGGCCAATACGTTCTGCCAACTTCTCCTTGATGGCAAGAATCTTGGCTGCCTGTGCATTCTCGGCAGCAATCTCGGCAGACCTGCGAGCTGTGACCGCTGCCCTTTCGGACGCTATAATCGAGGCTGTCCTCTTGGCCATATCGGCCTGAATCTTTTCCTGTGACTGAGCCTGCGTTAATCTTGCATCGCTGATCTGCTGCAAATGGTTCCACTCCATCCGCTTTGATCGCTCAACAACACCTGCCAGATAATCGGCTTTCCCTTTCTCGATCTGCTGCATCTGTGCAGCGGCCTTTTGTTCCGCTTCAAGTTGAGCCTGCCTTGCTTCCTTGATCTGCTGAATATGCCTGAATTCCATTCTTGCGGCATTCTCAGACACCTTTGCGATGTAGTCAGCTTTGCTCTGTGCGAGTTTCTGAGACTCGTCAGCGATTGCCTGTTCAGCCTGAGCCTGTCGCTGCCTTGCTTCAGTGATTTGCTGAAGATGGGCATATTCCATCCGCTTGGCGTTCTCAGACACCTGAGCGATGTAATCGGCCTTCTGCTTTGCAATCTGCTGTTGTGCAGCCGCTGCCTTGGCTGCTTCTGCAACCATCCTTTCGTTGGCAGCCTTGGCGTCCTTCTCCGCAGCGATGAAACCAAACGGGTCGTAATGCTGGACAAGCTGGCCTTGCGCTCGCTTGGTGGTCTCAGAGTCGATCAGTCCTTTGTCTTTGAGGGACTGAACATTGGCCAGTTCCATTTGGAACTTTTCAAGGTTCGTGCGAGTCCCCAGAAACAGGGAATCAGCCGCCTTTTGCGCAGCCTTCATCCCTGCCGCGAAATTGCTGGTGTTTGCCAGCATATTAAAGACAAGATCGCTACCCGCCATCGAGACCCTTTCCGTTTGCTGCGTCTATGCTCTTGTGGAACTGAGCCAACGCCGCAAACTTGTTCGCCAACTCTTCCCCTTCGCTGGCCACCGGCTTGATTCCCTTCATCTGGCACCAGAACTGATACCACTTGTGGAACTGCGCAGAACTCATTCTCCTGAGCATCAACTGAGGATCAGGGCAACCGAAATTCCAGGCCAATTCATGGGCAAACCAATCCATGCCCTCTAGGGCTTTTTTGGCTGGTCATCCCCTTCACCGTTGACCCTGCGAGCCGCAAGGAAACAGCGATAAAGCGGAGGCTGAAACGTCTGAGAGAGTTTTTCAAGACTCTCCTCAGTGAACAGCTTTCCGTTCTCCTCATTCACAGCAGAGGCAAGAACCCATGCCGCAATCATTTTGCCCTCATATTCCGGGAAGGCTTTGCCGTCCTTCCCGTAATACTTGTCATTGAAAGCCACCATTTCGGCAGCAGACATTGCACGCATGCGAACGTCGCCCCCCCATTCAGGGCAGGCGACTACTTCGCATGGCCATTCGGCAGACAGAATCTCTTCAGCGGTCAGAAAACCCACGTAAACACCTCATTCATCATGCGGTAAATGTCACTGATCCGGTCAGCTTGACGGTCACAGTCGCTTCAGACTTGTTGTCAACAACCAGATTTCCCAGGTCATAACCCTTGATGAAGCCAGAGAACGCATAGGTAGCGTTACCGGCGTCAGCAAGAGTGACAGTCCAGCTAATCACGGTTCCCGCCGCGAACGCCGTCAGCAACGCCTGATGCTGCGAATCAGCGGGGTCATGATTCATCTTGAAATTGAATTCGCCATAGTCAGGAACCGTCGGACGAAAAGTCCTGACTGTGGAGTCGAGGTCAGTCGTATCAAGCTCAGGGTTCGCCATGTTCGGCGGTTTGAGGTCGAAAATCTGACCAATCAGATTGGTTCCATTCTTGAGGGTTGAACCCTTTCCAGGAGTAATCGCCATTTCATTGCCCTTTCAGCCTTCTGTGGGTCAGACCAGAAGGGCAAAACCAAATTGTCAGGAGGGAACGGAAAGCTCCCGTTGAATCCTGTAAATCAAAACCACGATGTAAGATCCGACTGTCTCGCCGTCCCCGGGAGGAACGTAGTCATCGGCTTCATCCTCAAACACGACAGAGAAGATTTTCGAGGAACCCCATGTGCCGCTCTCACCCTGCATTCGCTGCCGGACTGCCTCGGCAATCTGATCGACAGTGAGAATGTCAGTCGAGAGACACCACAATTCAAAACGGCCTGTTTCGACACCCGATCCACTGTTGAGATCATGCCCCGGTTCAGAGGAAACACGACGGACGGTGATTGAATCACCCTCCGCATTGGGAGCGCGAACGATGCCATACACCCGATCCGAGATGAGTCCCGAAATCGTGGTATCTGTTTTCAATCGCTCTGTGAGGTCCGCCCTAAATGACATTGAATTCCTTCTGAACCAGAGAAATCACAGTCGATTCAAATGTCCCTGCCACCTGTGACCGTTGAGCCTGAATCACTGATGTCAGGACGAGATGAGGTCTCGCCTTTCCGGTGTATCTGTATCTGAAACCTGTCCTCTCGTGGGCAGGCTGATGGCTTCCATCTTTTCTCTTGTAGGATCTGGTTGTGTATCCGGTTGAACGCTCATCTGTTCCCAAAATGTAGAGGTGAGCATGAGGGACAATCAGACGAGATCCGAAAACCTTCTTTTTGTAAGCACCGTATGCCGCAACATCTGCCCTGAGTTTGTTGACGCCCAGACCAGCCTTGGCGACCGTCAACACATTGGAACGCGAGCGAACGCTGCTCCCGATTCCTCTTTTGATCGATTCGAACGGGATAGCAGCCCGCATCGGCCCTTCGAGCTGCTTCATGGCAGTGGATGCTGCCTTTTTGACGATTTCAGGAGCCTTGAGCGGAACCCTCCGAAGGGCTTCCAGCACGTTGGCCTGTCCGTCAATTGTCATTGAAATCTGTATCACTTTTTCACCATGCAATTGAATGAAAGAGTGTTGTCCCGATAGCTCTCCTGCTGAACGCTGATGATTCCCAGAAGCAGCGAACGCCAAACAAATCTGTAAGTCAGTGGATTGATTGCCCGAGTCACGGAATCGGCGACCATCTTGACCACGTAATCCGTCTCCAACTGCACCTGGCGAGCGAAATAAAGCTCCCTGCCACCCTCGCCAATCACTTCTGCCCAATAAGTTCCGACCAGGCTCTCCGAAGGGATGCGCTGACCCACGCTATTCAACGAAGAGCCTGGATCGGAATAGATTGCCACCCGCTGATCTCGCTTTCCGGGGTCCATCAAATGCCCCCCCAATTCAAGGTATTCAGCAGGTATCCAACGTGAGGAGTAGCCCCCTCAACGTCGGTTGATGCGTTTCGAGTCGTGTACCAGTAAGAGATCAGCAGCAGCATCGCCTGAATGCCGGTCTCAGGAATCACTCCAATGAAGTGAGTCCCGGTCCCTGTGCTGGTGATGTTCACATCGGAACCACTCCCAGACACCTGGAGATTGCAGGACGTGCCAGCCGTATCCGTGTCATAGGCAGTCCCGAGAGACAGCCCACCGGGAAGCGTGTCTGTCGTGCTGAGGAACACCCCGGAAAGAGCTGTTGGTTCAGAAGAGAGGAGCGTTATCACATCCGTGACGGCTGCGGTGAAAGGCCTGGCGTAGCCTGCCCGAAATTTGATCGTGACAGCATCCCTCTGGCAGCGAGTGATTGGCCAGAACTCCCCATACGCCAGTTTGATTTTCCCCGGCTTTTCAGAGGCAGCCACGCTGTAAGCAGAGGTCGATAGAGTCTGAGTCGCCCCATCGGTATCGACGTAGGTAATCGAAACCACATCAACAAGCGGCGCAATACCGAGAGAGATCGTGTCGCAGTCCGGGAAAGAGTCGAGCTTCTGCTGATAAGTGGCAATGACCAGTTGCGTATTGCAGGTGTATTCAACGTGCGCCCTGGCAGCAGAAATCAGGCTCGAAATGAAAGTATCTTCGTCCGTTCCATCCACGCGCAATTGCCGCTTGGCCTGAGCCAACGAAATCGGCTCGGCTGTCGGGTCAACGATGCGTGATGTGTAACGGTCGATAATCATTTCTTGCCTTTGCTCTGCTTGGCGGACTGCTCTTTCACTTCCTCAAGGATTCCGCGACGTGCGAGCGTGTCAGCCATGCCGTCGTGAAACTCCTCAACCACCTGTCCCGGTTCAAACTGCTGCCACGGAATGAGAAATCTGACTTTCACGCTGCTACCCTCGCTCTCCACTCTTTGGGAGTGATAAATTCGATGGCACCTGAGTCATTGACCCACGCGCACATTGTTTCGAGATGCCCGATTCCGACTGTCGGAGCGACATAGACCGTATTCCCGGCCTCACGCCAGCGATTCCAGAAATAGATGTCGCCATCTTGCCGGAAGTCGTCGTATTCACCGTTTTCAGGGTTTGGCACGCACTGAAACCACGGCTTGGCAATCTTCTTGAGTGATTCAACCCGCAAGAGCGTCAGACCAAAGTGAGCGGTCTGAACTTCGATAGGCCAGCGGCCCACTTCGACCCGCCCTGAACTCGGCCCCTCCAGAGTTGTCAGCATGTGGACGTGTTCACCCCGCTTCACCTGCAACGGTGCCAGAGCGTCAATCCGGGGATTGTGTTTAAAGATGTCCAGAAGCTGATCCAGTTGATCAGCAGTGAACATTGAGTCATAGTCGAGAGTCAGAATCCAATCGACACCAGCGTCAACAGCGTCATTAAATGCCCGTTGCATACACTGGCCCCAGAATGCCCCCTGATACCCTGCAACAGGGATTCCACGCCTTCCCAAAGCATCCTGAACACATCCCCAGGCATCATTAAAGCCAAGTCTGGGAACAGACATGACAGCCTTGAGAAAACGAGAACTCTCAACGGGAGAAGTCGGCTTGATGGCTGCCAGATTCAGACTGGCGGGATGGTCAGATGAATCAAGACCGTCGCTCTTCCAAGGCTGGACATTGACGAAACCGGCCTCGGTCAGGAACGAATCAAGCAATTCCTCATCGTAGGCAGACCTGTGAAAGTCATCTTCGTCAGTCTGCCCGCCCATCAGAACGAATTGACGCATTTGACCTCTGATCCTCACAGCCTTATGCATGTCAGGGACAGCCACCCGGATTCTTCCGCCGGGAATAAGAACGCGACACCATTCCTTCAGAGCCTTGCGAGCATCACTGATACTGAAATGCTCCAGAATGTGACTGGCTCGAATCTCCTCAACAGAGTTATCCGGGTATTCCAGCGGACAGGCTTCAATGCCTAGTTTGCGGTCGATATTTTGAAATCCGGGGATACTTGATCCTCCGGAACCGATGTTCAGCCTGAGTCCAGTAGTCATATTTTTTCCTGAGTGGGTCAGAAGCGGGATCGGGAGTTTTGAGTCCCGACCCCGCTAAACAGGAGGAGAGAATCAGAGAATCCGAACGATGTCGTTCGTGGTGTTGACCATGTCGCTCGTCGAACCGGGACATTCGCCCTGTCGGCTGAGAGTGGCCATCGCCCCCCAAACAACGTCGTCATTGGTTGCCGTTGCCGTCGCAAGGCTGAGTTGCAGGTATCGCTTTCGCGCCCGCGTATCGACCATAAACGTGACCGACTTCGCAGCAACCAAGTCCCCATCCGCGCCGGTGATGGTGCAGGACGATGACCAGGTAGCGAAGCTGGAAGTGGTGTCCCCTTCCTTCAGAATGATGGTGGGACCAATCGCGTTGGTATTTTTTTCGATGCCGAAATTGATGTCGATTTTGGCGTAATCGACATTCAGGCAATCGAGGTTTGCAGTGGTAGTGACAGAGTTGGTGTTCGCCTTCGATGCGATCAGAACCACACTCTTATCCTTCTGTGCATTGATAGTCATGTCAGACCCTTTCTGAGAGGTGGTAATAGATCAGGAACCAGGAGTAGCGAGAGCGACAATCGGGCCAGCAACTGAAGCTGAACCGGTGTCGTGAACATTGATGTCGAACCGCTGAGAACCCTTGATCGCAATCTGGTCAGAGGTCCACGCAACCTGATCGCTGATATCAATGGACAACTCGCGACGAGTTCCCATCACGGCAGCCTGTGCCAGATTTCCAAACAGGATGATTCCGGTTGTGGAAGTCTGCGCCCCGGTCGTGGTGTTCATCACCTGAGTGATTTCCACCGGATAACCGAGGAAGGTCGGACCATTGCCGCCAGAGATGTCGGAGCGTGTATTTCCGCCACCGGCGTAGGCCAGCCGTTCCATCGAATTCGCCCAGGCGACATTGGAGCAATAGAACTTCGCTCCAGGCTGGGCATAGAGCGGAAGAGTCCCTGTCAGACCGTGAAAGTCTGCCAGCGTGAGAGAGCTGTAAGCCGTGTGACCGGTTGCAGCGGTGTAGACGGAACCGGCATAGCTGCCAGTGGCGAGACGATTGACTGCCCCGAGAATTCCCGAGTAGGTCGAAGTTCCATCACCCACGAAACCGCACTGGTCTTCCTTCAGGGCGAAGGCATAGGCGATTTCCGATGCGAGATCATCAGCGAGACTGATAATCGCATCATCGTCAAGCTCCTTGCTCCAGTAGGTCAGAGCGGTGAGTTTCTTCGCCGCAAGCTGAACCTGATTCCAAGATTTGCTGGAATCGGTGTAAGCCGCTTCCTCAGCCTTGAAATAGGCAGTCAGACCACCCGCCCGGCGATTCATGGTCAGGGTGTCCGAACTCATCGGCATGCGCTGACAGTTGCGTCGGAAAACGCCGTACTGTTCACGAAGGTCGATGATGACGGAGGACATTTCCGGATTGACCAGATAGCCGCCAGCCGAGTTGGTGCCTTCGTTCTGGGAGAGAACCTGAACGCCGTGGTCGTTACACCACTGCTTTGCTCGCTCGCTGCCCTTCGCCGCCAGAATCCACATGCCGGACTTGTAGGCGTCCAGCTTGGCTTCCGGACCTTTGAAGTGTTTCGGAGTCGAGAACCCCAGAGGGAATCGGATCTCGTCCTTTTTCTCTTTTTCGAGCTTCTGCGACCCGCCACCAATGGGAAGATTATTCTCATTGGAGCGTTTGAGAAGCTCCTTTTGAGCCTTCAGAATCTCCTCTTCGCGGGCGATGGCCTTGGCGAGTTGTTCGCGGTCGGCCTTCAGCCCCTCGTACTTGGTGGATTCCTCGGCAGAAAGTTCCAAGCGATTTTCTGTCGCCACCTTGTCATTGATGTCGGCCATCAATTTGACAATCGCGGCATCACGATCCTGCAACTCTTGCAGTCTGTTCATTGCCCTAGCTCCTTGGTTGTTGCCGGAGGAGCAGGGCCAAAACGAATTAAGCCGGATGCAAACCACCGGCATGATTTAGTGAAAAACCATGCGAGTGATTCGCACCCGGCTTACCGGACGAATCGCTGTTCTCAATCACCTATCGATGGGATAACCCGGAATCGGCAAGAGAGCGAATTTCAAATTGTGTATGCGGGATTTCTCCCACTGGTCAGATTATCAGATCATCAGATAATTTCGTCAAGCCCTTTTTGAAAGCTGGCTCCGAAGCTCTGCCAATTCCTTTGACGGAACAGAGTCAGAAACGCGGATAGAGCTGGACTTCATTGCCGGATTGGTGACGATGCTCGACTCGTCCAGCCAGCCCTTTTTGACCACCACGGTCGGCTTGTCCTTTTTCGTTTTTCCTTCTTCGATGTCGATGTCGTCAATCGAGAATCCGATGGACTGGCCCCGAACATCACCAGAACTTGCCAGTTCGACGGCATCCCTTCCAGCCGTGGTATCGTTCGGCCTGAATGTAACGTAGAGACCACCGTTGCGGTTCTCCAGTGTCATAGAGCCGTTTTTCTGACGAGAGATCGGCTGACCCCAATCGTGATGCAGAAGCCCCTGAACATCACCGGCCTTCAATGATTCGTCGAAGGCATTCGGTTCAATCCTGAGTTTGAAATCGCCCCTGTCGGCCACGTCGGACCACATCAAGGCCCATCCTTCCAGTTGTTTCAATCGGCCCATCAGGCCACCTCCGATCTTGCCTTTGATGCCTGGTCATCCAGTCGCTGAAGCTGCTCTTTCAGCTTTGCGGCAACTTCGGTTTTGCTGCCCGCTTCCGCCTGCGCCAAGCGGTCTTGCAGGCTGGTTCGATGCCCGTTGATGATTTCAGACAGCGTTATTTTGTCATTTGAGTCGGTCGTGAGCCGCATGATTTCCCCTTTCAGATTCCAATTGCCTCAACAATGTCCAAAGCCCGAGAATCCCATTTCTCAGTGACACCGGAAACCGATTCCGTGAGCTTGTCCGCTGGGCATTCCGTTGCCTGCAAAATTGCCTGAAAACTTCCTGAGAAGTGGTTTTTCACAGAGCTTTCCAGCTTTTCGAGAGACTTTTCGCCCATCAGGTCCATTAACTCACAGAGCGGTGTCAGCTTCTCAATCATTCGCTTCTGATGGTCAGCGTGAAACGATTCGAGTTTGCCTGTGAAATCCTTGGCGTTGTGGCTCAGCTTGTTGGTTTCCGAGACTTCCCACCGCAAGAGTTTTCCGATCTCAGAGAGAATCATCAGTCGGGTTTTTGCCTTCGCTTCGCTGTTCTGCTGCCCCTGTGGCCGCTGGTCTGGAGACGGAGAAGCAGGCACGTTCGGTTTTCCGAGGTTCGGATCTCCCGCCATTGAGAGTTCAACGTAGGCCGCATTGAAGAATCGCTTCTCGCCACCACCTTCCCCACCAATGGGGTCCATGTCCTCATATTCCCTGATCTCGTCGGCAGACAGAACGCCCAATTCTCGCATTCCGCGATACCAAATCATTCTGGATTGATTGTCGCCCCTTAGCAGACCTTCCACGTTGAATTTGCAGAAGTATCGGCCACCGGCAGGCAGAAGCGACGAATCAAGAGCCGTCTCCACTCGCCGAATCCAAGGCAACATCGTGTACATCAGGAACTCAAGGGACTGATGCTCAATGTTGTTGTTTGTGGACCGCTCAAGATCCCCGATCATGTGCAGTGGAACACGATAGACAGAGGCAATCTCCCGCTTTGTCATCTTGCGGGTTTCGAGAAACTGAGAATCTTCCGGGGGGATCGAAAGAACCTTGATTTTCAGCCCCAACCCCAAAACGGCTGTTTTGTTGTGGTTGCCTTTACCTGAATACTTATCGTCCCACTGCTTCGCCAGTTCGTTCCTGTCGTTGATCGAAAGTTTCTGATCGGTTTCCAAAGCAACTTTGGGAATTCCGGCATTGCCGAAGAACGAAGCCCCGAAATTCTCAGCCCCCATATCGAGACCGATGGTCTCTCGCATATAGGCAATCGGATTCAGTCCTACCAGACCATCCCCGGAAGTCATTCCGCGAATGTGGAGAATCTCGTCGATGGTGTAAACCTCATGCTGCCCCTGGTCATCAACCACATCGTAGTAATATTTCTTGGTCTCCCGGTCCTGCCTCATCGTCACCTTATCGGGGTGCAACGGCATCAACCACGTAACAGCCCCATATTCACCGGGAACCTTGAGCGAATAGTGATTCCCTCGCGTTGTTAGGTGATTCATCACCAGTTCGACCCACTCGAAAGAGGTCATCCACGGATTAGGCTGCTTCCCGAGAATGTTGAAAACGGAAAGATTTTCGGCTTCAACACGTCCGCCTGACGGTCTCTTTCGATAAACCTTCAGTGGCATGATTGCCAGAGTCTCGGAAAGAACCTTCACGCACGCCATCACGGCGGAAACCTTCAGAGCGTTGTCCGAATTCACGGAATGCCCCGCTGCGGTTTTGTTGCCGTTCCAATCGTTCCACCATGCGGAAATCGGGTTGTATCCGCTCGAAAGTTTCTGCGGTCTCAATGCCGTTGCCAGAAGCCCCATTTATTCTTCCACCTTTCCGGGAAGGAAATCGAACAAGAAACCCAACCCCAAACAGACAATACCGGACGCCACCAGGGCCAATCTGTAATCAAACAGAGATAGCCCCAGCAGAGTCAGCGAAGAACCAATTCCGTAAAACAGTCGATCCATTTAGATAAATCCAAGCATCTCTTTAGCCGTGGGAGTGTATTCGTGTTCACCCTCAATAATTCTTCCAAGGGCCATCAGCAAAGCCACAATGCCGTCAATCTTGTCCGATGACTTCCCTTTGTCAGGTCTGATGTTGTCGTTGGAATCCGGCCTGACGGTCACATTCCCGGCCATCCATTCAAGAACCGGATTCCCGCCATGTTCGATCTTTCGTGAGGCCAACAGCTTTTCGAGGTGTTTACATGGGCCTGTGAAGTTCATCAGCGTCTGCCTGAACTCGATCAGCTTTTCATAGTCGAACCCCGCAGCCTGAAGCATTTGCACAACCACGTTTGCAGGTCCGTGGGGATCGTAGGCGATTTCCTGAATGTCGAACTTCATGGAAAGATCCATGATGCGATTGACGACGTACTGGTAATCTGTCGTGTTCCCTTCCGTTTCCTCAATGACTCCTTTGGATGCCCAGTTCTTCACCTGCCGTCGATCCTGCTCACCACGCTTGTCGTGTGGCTCTTTCGGAATGAAGAAATACGGCAGAACCTTGTAAGATCCCTCTCCAGTCGGAAACACCAACACCAGAGCATTCACGTCACGAGTGGAAGCCAGATCAAGACCTACCCAACAACGCCGCCCATAAAGTTCTTCTTCATTCACCGCCCCGGCACATCGCCGCCACATCTCCATTGGGAGCCAACGGACCTCTTGTTCTGTCCATTGGTCCAGATGCTTTCTGCGGAAGTTGTTCTGCGCGTCTGGGAATTCCATCGCTTTCCGGCAGAGGTCTTCAAGGTAGCTTTTCTTGAGGCTGATCCCGAGATTCGGATTAGCCTTCCACCAGGTCTGAGGATCGGTCCAGTCGTCTTTCTGTTCGGCGCACGCAACAAACCCAAAATGTGAATCATCCTGAAACCCGTACTGAAGGATTCTTTCCGTGTACGTGTGCTGTTCCCAGCAGATCGATGATTTATCGAAACCCGCCGTCGTGATGGCCGCAATCATCGGCTGACGCCTGGCACCCATACCAGTCAACAGAACGTCCCAGAGATGTCGGTTTTTATGGGCGTGCAACTCATCCACGATGGCCCGGTGAATATTCAGACCATCAAGGCTGTCATAGTCGCTGGAGAGAGGCTGAAACGTGCTGTTCAGGCGATTGCAGACAATCGAACCTCGCAACGGCTTCACCAGATGCGTCAGCTTCGGCCCAATCGTCTGCTTGGCATCGGTAAACAGAATCATTGCCTGATCCCGCTTCGTTGCAGCAGCGTACACCTCAGCCCCTGCCTCGCCGTCAGCAATCAATCCCTGATTTCCGATCCCGCTGGCAATGGTTGTTTTCCCGTTCTTTCGAGGGATCTCAATGTAGGCTGTCTGGAAGCGTCTCACGCCACCCTGTGCGCGTTTCATTTCACGCATCCAACCGAACATCGGAGCGATAACAAGGTGTTCCTGCCAGTTCGCCAGATCCATCGGCTTCCGCGCCCATTCCCCTTTCCAGTGTCTCAGCAGTCCGAAGAACTTGACGTTCCTTTGGGCTTCGTCCTCATCCCAGACGAGTCCTCGCTGGTGACCTGTCCGCAAATCTTCCATCTGGCGACGAATCGCAGCGCGCTCAATCTCTGACTTCGGCCTCTCGTCATCTTCGAGAGCCTGCAAAGCCATCAATCGGGAATCAATCGCTGCCGAAACCATCAGGAAGCAAGCCCAAAGAGAAGCGTATCAGTTTCGTCCTCGTCCGGGTTTTCATTCCCGGCCAGTCCTGTCCGTGCAATCGCCGTCATTCCGTACTGTTTACAAATCGTGTGAATCTGCTTCCATGCGGTGTTCTTGGCCCCCAAAGCCGGATTCTGCATGCACCCCTTTTGCGTCTGGAGAGTGATTCCATTTTCTCGAACGTCATCTAGTGCCATGACATAAATCTCGATGGACTCGCACAGCAGACGCATCGAAACGCCGTCCAGATCGGTGATGTAACCTGCCGAGAACAACAGTTGCGTAATCGTGTGCCACTGTGCCTGAGCAGCAGGAGACATATCCGGAGGCATGGGAGGAATCGAGACAGCCAGAGGAACCGTCTTGTGTCGAGACGCCCTGTATGTCCCGTCCTTCTTGTGCTGTTTTTCGTTCTTCTGTTTCGCCATCTCACGTTTCCACGTCCACGGTTTCGCTCACGACAGATTCAGCATCGCTCCTGTCTGTGACGACATTCACAACATGCCCCTGTTCAAGCGTGACGACCATTCTTTCTACGCCAGCCATATCGATGCCCATCGCTTCGGCGACAGTATTCCAGACGTTACGATCCTGAACCTGTT